GCTTTTTTAATGAAAATGCAACGTGTCCTGTATGCGACCAAGCTATTTCAGACGACCATAAACATGAGATTCTCGAAACTACTAAAGGAGAAAAAGATCAGTCGAAGACTGCGCTTAAGCAAATCGGCGTAGAAGGCCAAGGAGTGGAATCGGAAATTACAGAGCAAACTGGCGTACTTTCAACGCTTCGAGATCGAGTACATAAACTTACTGCCAACTCACAAGAAATTTCACGACTTCAAAAAGATATATCTGATAATCAGAAGTTTTTAGAAAAAGATGTATCTGCAGATTTACAAAAAGCAAATAACGATCTTGCAGATATTAAAGACGAATTACAAAATTATAACGATACTAAAATAAAGAAAAACGAAGAATACCAATATAAATTAGCGATTGCAGAAATGCTCAAAGATACTGGTATTAAGACTAAAATTATTAAACAATACTTGCCTGTCATGAATCAATTAATTAATCAATATTTGCAAGTATTAGATTTTTACGTACATTTTGATTTAGATGAAGAATTTAACGAAACTATCAAGTCTCGTCATAGAGATAACTTTGTATATGAATCATTTTCTGAAGGTGAAAAACAAAGAATCGATTTGGCTTTACTATTTACGTGGAGACAAATTGCTAAAATGAAGAACTCAGTTTCAACTAATTTACTTATGTTAGATGAAACATTTGATTCTTCACTAGATCACGATGGTGTAGATAATCTAATTAAGATTCTTTATACGCTTGATGAAGATACTAATGTCTTTATCATATCGCACAAAGGTGAAATTCTTGACGGTAGATTCGAAAACAAAATCGAGTTTATTAAAGAAAAGAATTTCTCAAGGATAAAATAGTTATGTACAAACTATTAAAAACATGTTATAATATACATATTATTCAAACAACAGAGGTTTATTATGGAACTAAGTGAAAATACTCTTAATGTCTTAAAAAATTATTCAGGCATTAATCCTAACATGATGATTCGTTCAGGTAATACACTCAAAACTATTAGTGAAGCAAGGACTGTATTATCAACTGCAGTCGTTGATGCAAACTTCCCTAAAGATTTTGGTATTTATGATTTAAACGAATTCATGGGCGTTCTTAGTCTTGTTGACACACCACGTCTTAAATTTGAAGACGAATATGTGGTTGTTAATGATTCTACCGGACGATCAAAAGTAAAGTACTTCTATTCATCAGAAGATACTTTAACAACACCGCAAAAAGACATCACAATGCCAGAAAGTAATGTGAAGTTTATTTTAACTAATGACACGTTGAATCGCCTTAAAAAAGCAGCTTCAACTCTTGGTCATAGTGAAATTTCTATTTCTGGAAAAGATGGTGTACTCAGTCTTTCTGTGGTTGATTCTCAAAACATGACATCAAATGCCTTCTCTATTGATATAGATGGAGAATTTGATAACGATGCCACGTTTAATTTTATTTTGAGTACAAATAACTTAAAGATTTTACCAGGTGATTATAATGTTGAAATCTCTAAGAAATTAATCTCGCAATTCAGTCATACTAGTCTAGACGTTAAGTATTGGATTGCACTTGAAAAAACATCTACCTTCGGAGCGTAAATAATGTCAGAAACTAAAACTCAGCTACGTGATGTATCAAATAGAACTGCTAGATCAATGATTGCAGTTATTGATGCAATGACTCAACGTGGTGCTATTAAAGGTGAAGAACTATCAACTATTGGTGGACTTCGCGATCAAGCTATACAGATTATTCAGTTATGTGAACAAGTCGAACAAGAAGAGGCTATGGAACAAGCTGAAGCAGAATCTGATGCTTAAAGGGTCGTTACTTAATAAACGCGCGAGGGATCATGGTTAATCCCTCACTTTTATTATATTATGGAGAACGTGAATGTCAAATGACTTTTTATGGGTCGAAAAATATCGACCACAAACAATCGAAGATTGCATATTATCAGTAGATCTTAAAACTACTTTTCATAAAATATTTCAATCTGGTGATTTACCAAATATGCTGTTCAGTGGTACAGCCGGCACCGGTAAAACTACCGTTGCTAAAGCACTTTGTAATCTTATGAATCTAGATTGGATTATAATCAACGGTTCTGAAGATGGCAATATCGATACCCTGCGTGGTAAAATTAAACAATTTGCTTCATCTATTTCGCTACAAGGTGGCGTTAAAGTTGTTATCTTAGACGAAGCAGATTATCTTAATCCACAGTCAACGCAACCGGCTCTTCGCGGTTTTATCGAAGAATTTTCAAATAATTGTAGATTCATTCTTACGTGTAATTTTAAGAATCGTATTATTCAACCATTACATTCTCGTTGCGGTGTATATGAGTTTAATACTTCTAAAAAAGACATGGCAATTCTCATGCAGCAAATGTTTGAGCGGTCATGTAGTATTCTTGATAAAGAAGGAGTTACTTATGATAAAAAAGACTTATTACCAATTATTTCAAAGCATGCGCCAGATTGGCGAAGAGTCCTCAATGAACTTCAAAGACGTGCTGTTTTGGGGAATATGGCTAGCGCTGTTTCTAGCTCTAGTGGTGGAACCATTGATCAATTGGTTACTCACTTAAAAGATAAAAACTTTAAAGAAATGCGTAAGTGGGTTGTTAACAATATAGATACAGATGCAAGCGCGATATTTCGTGGTTTATACGATAATGCAAATACTTATATTGAGCCGCAATCAATTCCTCAATTGGTATTGATTCTTGCTGATTATCAATATAAACATGCATTTGTTGCAGACCATGAGCTAAATGTAGTTGCATGTTTAACGGAGGTAATGGCAAATGTCAAATTTAATTAAATTAACTTTATATACTCAAGAAGACTGTTATTATTGTCACGAGATGAAAAAGAAACTCGTAGAATGGGGTTATGATTTTAGAGAGGTTAATGTAAGCTATGATTTATTTGCTAAAGAGTTTTTAAAAAATGAAGGCCATAGAACAGTTCCTCAGGTTTATTGGCATAACACACATTTAAATAAAGTTCCAACATTAGAACTTCAAAAAAGAGATATTGAAGCCGAACTTGATTATGAAAACTATATCGGCGGAGTCGAAAATTGGAGTGTGAGTCGTAATGAATCCGTTTGAATTTGTAACAGATATTACCTATAATAAATCTAATATTATGGTTGATGATATTGCAGAAAAAGCATATCAACCGTTTATGGTTAATCGAAGCTTATCATATTTTCATGATTGTGTTTTGATGGCAAATGAAATTAATATTAATCATCACTTAGATAAACGTTTACAATTTGATTTTTTGATAAATATAATTAGAAAAAAGAAACGTTTTTCTAAATGGGACAAAACCCAAAAAAATGACGACATTGAAGTGATAAAGGAATATTATGGCTATAATAATGAAAAAGCCCGCCAAATCCTCTCCCTTCTATCGTTAGATCAAATTGATGAATTAAAAAAGAAGGTATATAGAGGTGGAAAAAGAAAATAATATAGTCGAATGGACAACCTCATCAATGCTTGAAGTTACTTTAGAAGAGCCTGATGACTTTTTAAAAGTAAGAGAAACATTAACAAGAATTGGTGTAGCATCTAGAAAAGATAATACGCTTTTCCAGTCATGTCATATTCTTCATAAACAAGGGCGATATTTTATCGTTCATTTTAAAGAATTATTTTTACTTGATGGAAAGAAAAGTAATTTAGAAGAAAATGACGTTGCTAGACGAAATACAATTGCCACTCTTATGAGTGACTGGGGATTATTGAGTATTGATGATAAAGAAAAAGCACAACCATTAGCACCATTAAGACAGATAAAAATTATTCCATTTAAAGAGAAAAATAATTGGATTTTACAACCTAAATACAATATTGGAAATAAGTTGTAAAAAATACGATTGGAAGTCTCTAATCGTATATATAATAATGAACGCCGATTATCGGGTTCAATTTTAACCTTGCTAGTCAATAGGAGGCACATATGACTGGAACACTCGCATTTCCGCGAAACGCATTTCTTGGTTTCGACCATCTTTTCGATCAATTGGAAAATATCCATTTACATTCGAAAGATACCTATCCACCACATAATGTAGTTAAAGAAGAAGATACAAAGTATACTTTAGAATTAGCTGTGGCTGGATTTAAAAAAGAACATATTGATATCGAAGTCAAAGATCATATCTTAACTATTAAGGGAGATAGACCTGCACGAAGAGATCAAAATATGTATGTTCATAAAGGTATTAGTGCTAGAAACTGGAGTAAGTCATTCAGACTGTCCGAATATACGGAGGTAGCCGGAGCGGATCTTACGGACGGAATTCTTACTGTCAACCTTGAAGTAGTCCTTCCAAAAGAGAAGCAGCCTCGTAAAATTAATTTAAATTAACAACGAGGATAACATGACAACTCTAACAGCAACTTATGCATATACATGCAAAGTATGCGACGCAGTAGCGTCTTTCTTTAAAACAACTTTTAAAAGAATCCGATTCGGATTACAAATGTCTGCTAATAGAAAAGTAGCACAAGAATTGTGTTCTTTAGGTTTTCATCAACAAAAAGAGTTTAGCCAAATTCTGCAAAGGTTGAATGATCAAGCAGTAGAAGAATATTACGGTAAAAAGTAATGTGGCCGTATACTGAAGAAGAAAACGACTACTTATCAGATAAATAAAGAAAGGGACAGCAATGTCCCTTTTATTCGATGGAGAATCTCGTGCAAAATCTTTGCCAAAAATGTAATCATGAATGCCATTGTAAATTAATAGAATGCCCAACATGCCCAAATGATATATGTTATAGATGTGAATGTAAAAACGTAACTGAAAAGGAATAAAAAATGAATATAGATCAATTAAGAAAAGAACTTGAATTGGATGAAGGAGTTAAATATGAAATTTACAACGATCACTTGGGTTATGCCACTTTTGGGATTGGGCATTTGGTTACTGATATTGATCCAGAGCATGGACAAGAAATTGGAACGCCTGTCTCAGAAGATAGAGTCGCAGAGGCTTTTAATAAAGATGTTAGAACAGTAATTGCTGATTGTAAAATATTATATCCAGACTTTGATGAACTTCCAGAAGAATGCCAACTAATCATTGCAAATATGATGTTTAATATGGGTCGACCAAGACTTAAAAAATTTAAAGGTATGAAGCGTGGAGTAGACTCTCGTGATTGGAATGCAGCTGCAGATGAGATGATTGATTCTGCTTGGTATAGACAAGTTCCAAATAGAGCTGGTAGACTTGTAAAAAGGATGAGAGCACTTAGTGATTAATATAACAGAAAAAGCAAAAGACTATTTAACAGAAATGACGTGGGCTCAAGATAAAAAGTACGCGTTTCTTTCTGTTAATGGTGGCGGCTGTTCTGGATTTCAATATAAATGGGACATGCTAGATGAACCAGTTGATGGACATTTAGTTGAAGATATTCTTTATATAGACAAAATTGCAGAAATGTTCGTCATTGGCTGCACTGTAGATTATGTAACAGAATTCGGTGGTTCATATTTAAAAGTAATTAACCCAAATGCAGTTGCAAATTGCGGCTGCGGAGAAAGTTTTGCCATTTGAGCGCATTTTTTAGTGTACATTTACTAAAAAACAGTGTATAATATCTTTATACAATTGAGTGAGGTAATATGTCGTTTTACACTAATGTTTGTCGTTATGGTAATACTATTTTATATCGTGGTTATAATAACCATGCTAAGCGCATCTATAAGCGCGATACAGAATTTAAACCTGTATTCTTTACAGAAACAACAAAACAAAGTCAATGGAAATCTTTAGACGGTCGTAATATCGGACCGGTAATACAACCATCAATGCGTGATGCTAAAGAATGGTTAGAACGAAATAAAAATGTTTCTGGTAAAAAAATATTTGGCAATGCTAAATATCTTCAACAATATATAACTCATAAGTTTCCACGCGAGATTGAATTTCGACGTGAATTTATCGATGTTGGTACATTTGATATCGAAACTGAATATGATGATGGCTTTCCAGAACCAGCTGAAGCTAATCAAAGAATCCTTTCTATTACTTACAAATCAAGTAAGTCAAAACTATATCACGTTTGGGGTTATGGCGAATTTGACACTGAGAAGTCTCTTATCCAACCAGTTCGCTATTATAGGTGTCGTGATGAAGTCTCTCTCCTCACTAAATTTCTAGACTTCTGGTCAGATCCCGATAAAACTCCAGACGTGATTACCGGTTGGAATACTCGATTTTTTGATGTTCCATATCTAATTAATCGTACACAAAAAGTATTATCTCTTGATGCATGTAAACGATTTTCTCCTTGGAAAATGATTGACCATCGTGAAATTACACGAAAAGGTAAAACACAAATTGCATATGATATTAAAGGTATTGAGCAACTCGATTATCTTGAACTCTTTCAAAAGTTTGGTTATTCGTATGGCGCACAAGAATCATATAAACTCGATCATATTGCATATGTAGTTCTTGGTGAAAAGAAACTTTCATATGAAGAAGCAGGCTCGCTAAAAAATCTGTACAAACTAGATTTTCAAAAATATATCGACTATAATATGAAAGACGTTGAACTCGTTGATCGTCTTGAAGACAAGATGGGTCTTATTACCTTGGCTATGACTATGGCTTATCGTGGCGGTGTAAACTATTCAGAAACTTTTGGTGTTACATCTATTTGGGAATCGATCATTTATCGTAAACTTTTATCAGAAAAAAGAGTGCCGCATGTATCTAATGGTGAAGTTACAAAGACAAAGTTTGCCGGTGGTTTTGTAAAAGATCCGCAAGTTGGTATACATGATTGGGTAGTTTCTTTTGATTTGAATTCTCTATATCCTAATATTATTGTACAATGGAATATGAGTCCAGAAACTCTTGTATCTGGTATTGAGAAAAGCGGTGTAGAACATTATATGAATGCTGAACAATACAAAGGGCCTAATTGTGTAGCGGCAAATGGTTCAACGTATACTCATAAAATAAATGGTGTAATTCCAAATATTATTATTGATTATTATGCGGATCGTAAGTTAATAAAAAAGCAAATGCTAGAAGCAGAAAGCGCGTATCAAAAACAAAAAACTATTGAACTTGAAAAAGAAATTAATACACTCAATAATCAGCAAATGGCTATTAAAATTCTAATGAACTCTTTATATGGCGCGCTCGGTAATCAATACTTCAAATATTTTGATCTTCGTCTTGCTGAAGGCGTTACATTAACTGGCCAATTGGCTATTCAATGGGCTGAGCGTACTGTTAATGAATATATGAATAAGATACTTGAAACAAACGATATCGATTATGTTATTGCTATCGATACCGATAGTCTTTATGTTAATTTTGGTCCATTAGTCAAAAAATTTGCACCTAAAAATCCTGTTAAGTTTCTTGATATGATTTGTACACAAAAGTTCGAACCTGCAATTTCAAAATCTTATGAAAAACTTTATAAAAATATGAATTGTCATAAACCGCGTATGGAAATGGGCAGAGAAGTTATTGCCGACCGTGGTATTTGGACAGCAAAAAAGCGCTATATACTTAATGTGCATAATAATGAAGGCGTACAATATACAGAACCAAAACTCAAGATTATGGGCATTGAAGCTATTAAGTCATCTACTCCAGAAATTTGTCGTGATAAATTTAAAGAGATTTTTAAAATTTTAGTATCTGGTACTGAAAAACAAACGCAAGAATATATTCGTAAATTTAAAGAAAATTTTAAACAATTACCTCCTGAACAAGTTGCATTTCCAAGAGGCGTCGGTATTATTACAGCTTGGTCAAGTAAACAAACTGTTTATAAAAAGAGTTGCCCTATACATATTCGCGGCACATTGCTTTATAACAAATATATAAAAGAAGGTAAATTAACAAAGAAATATGAATTAGCAACTAATGCATCACGCGTTAAGTTTTGTTATCTTAAACTGCCAAATCCTATTCAAGAGAATGTTATATCATTTCCTGAAGTTCTTCCGGAAGAATTTAAATTACATCGATATGTTGATTATGATAAGCAGTTTGAAAAGTCTTTTGTTGAACCTCTACAATTAATTCTAGATGCTATAGAATGGACATCAGAACCCCAAGCGTCATTAGATGAATTCTTTGGATAAAATAATGATGTACAAAGTCATAAAAACATGGTATAATAATATAATAAAAAAGGAAAAGATATGAGTAAAAATTGGTTTCACGACATGGTAGTTATGCATCAAAAGTTTGGTGTAAACAAATGGATGGATAAAGAAAAAATCTCAAAAGATTCTAGGCTTAATGAATATATGAAATTTAGAATTAGTATGATGCAAGAAGAACTTGATGAAACAAAAGTTGCATTTGAAAATAAGAATGAAGAAGAAGTTGTTGATGGTATTATAGACTTATGTGTTTTTGCTATCGGCACTCTTGAGGTGTTTGGTGTTGATGCTAATAAAGCATGGGATCAAGTATATCATGCTAATATTAGTAAAGAAGTTGGTATAAAAGAAGGTAGACCTAATCCGCTTGGATTACCAGATTTGGTAAAACCTAAAGGTTGGGAAGGTCCATCACACGAGGGAAATCATGGAAATATCTCTGACTCTTTTTAAGAGTATTTTTGATAACAAAACGGATAAACGCATCAATGCAAAAGACTTCGATGCGTTCGAATCTGTTTTATATGATTTATCAGAAAAACCATTTAAAAATAAAAAAGATGCGATGTTAATGTCTCCTGCTGTTTATACTGCGGGCACAACTCGTAAAAATGATAATGTTATCGAATGGGCCGGTTGGTGCGCAGTCGATGTTGATGAGTATACGCCAAAAGGAGATTTAAAAGATGATTTGGTTAAACGTTTTTCTGCCTATCGTTTTGTGTGTTATAGCACTGCAAGTTCAAAAAACAATCAACCGAAGTTTCGTCTCGTCTTTCCTCTTAAAAGATCAGTTAAAAACGATGGAATTAAACGATTCTGGTATGCTCTCCAATCAGAGCTCGGAGATCTCGGAGACAGACAAACTAAAGATTTATCTCGTATGTACTATATCCCAGGCAAATATGCTAGTGCTGACAACTTTATATGGAGTCATCGTGACGGGAATCCTATTGACCCAGATGAGTTAATTTTTAAACACCCTATGCCTGAAAAGCAAAGTTTAAATAACTTTTTTGATAGGTTACCTGAAGCTGTTCAACAAGAAATAGTTAACTATAGAAAAGAAAAATTAGATGCAAATTTTGAATGGTCATCATATCATGATTGCCCATTCTGGCCGAGGCAACTCGCCGCAGAATACCAGACTATTAGTCAGACTGGTTGGTATGCAAAAATGTATGCCATAATGGTAGCTACCGCAGGTAATGCTATCCGTAAGAAATATCCAATTACTGCCTCTGAGGTCTCTATATTATGTAGACAATTTGATGAAGATACTGGTAATTGGTATAAAAACAGACCACTAGATAAGGAGGCCGATCGTGCACTTGAATACGTTTACAGAAATATCTAAATCTTTTATGGCTACGCCAGATAAGGATTTTATTAAAGAAAGAGATAAAAAAGCAAATTGGTGGAGTCCTCGAAGGGCTGATGCTGAATTTCCAGAATGGCATCAAGTAATAGTTGATCCATTGCAAGAGAAATATTTTAATAAAAAAGGTGAAGTATATGATGCCGATGTTGTACATAAAGAATACGGTATTTGTGAATACAAACAATTTGCAAAAGCAGGATTCAAAGTAAGTGACAATACTGAAAAAGCAATTAAAGCTGGTATCGTAGAAAAAATTATTGTTTGGAGATGGTCAAATAATAATAGATGGGATCCACTTCAAGAAGGTAAGTCAATTGGTTATGATATCATAGGAATTGTAGATGCTAAAGAGGCTCTTGAAAAATCATATATTGACGAAAAAGGCGAACGTAGATGTAAACTCTCTTAACATGTTCACAACAAAATTCAAATAAAATGAAAAAAAGTGTGTACAAAGCTAAAAAAGTATGGTATAATATACTTATAAAATGAAAAAAGACGGAGAACATTATGTATAAAGGATATCAATTTAATTTATTTCAACCATCATGGGGTCTTAATCCTGGATTTAAAAGACTAGCCGATGAGCTAAACGGTCTAATTCCGTTTCAAGGAAAAGTTTCAAATCCAAGGTCTAAGAATAAGAATCTTGAAGCATTTAGAAAAACACAAAATGTTATCTACGATCTTTTTAATAATGGTCTTTGTAATAGAAGATCTGAGTTTGTAAGACTTTTTGGTTTTTCACCACCATCTTCAAAATACTGGACAGATGTTACTCTTAACGATATTGAGAGTAGAGTTGAAGAAATCTTTACTCCAATTATCATAGCTGCTTCTAAAGAACAGGAGATTGTATAATGACTTCTTTAGAAATAGATAAGCAAATATTTTTTGCTAAAGGTGGTAAGATTACTAAATGCCGTCCATCAAATAAAAGGCCTGAACCAAAGCGTTCACCATTCTCTGTATTTAATATTGGAGCAAAGAAAAATAATTTAAGAAATATAGGATATGCACAATGATTACTCCAGAAACAGTTTTCAAAACTATTCGTGATATGAGTTACGATCAAAGAGAAGAAGTTCTTAAGATGCTTGTCAACAAAGAACCAGATTTAGCTGATGGTTTACTTTGTTCTTTAGGAGCAAAGTATTCTAGATATTTAGCAATTACTAGAAAAGAACTTGGATTGGAGGATTAATGCAGTTATTAGATTCAAATCAAACACCAATAGGTTCTAAACAATTTGAATACGAACAAGAACGTCAGTTAGATCCAGACAAAAGATTCTGGGAATATGATGATGATGGTACTAAAATTTATAAACTAGAATGTGGTTTTGGTTTAAAAACACCATGGGATGGTGGTTATATGTTATGGAAACAAAAATATGGACATGATTGGGAAAAAGATGGAAATAAGTAAAAAAGAAGCAAATAAATTATTTTATGCAGTAAAGGGTCAAACTATTCCAT